CCTCAGGCTTGAGCGTCCGACAGACGAGGAACTGGCCTCGGGGACTACGTATCCGCCGGGCACTATCCACTTGCCGGCCTGGGCCGAGAGCGAATGGTGCAAGCAGTTCGTTGCCGAGCAACTGGTGACGGTGAAGACCAAGCGCGGCTTCCAGCGGCTGGAATGGCAGAAGCTCCGGGAGCGCAACGAGGCGCTCGACTGCCGCAGCTATGCGCGGGCCGCGGGGTGGATCGCCGGCATAGACCGTTGGGGTGAGGACCGCTGGGAGGCACTGGAGACAGAATTGAAGGACGGCGCCGGTTCGAAGCGAACTTCTGACCGCATCGTTCCACAGAAAGAAAACACGCGCCCCGTTTCCGGAGCGCGTGATGGGAACTGGATCAACCGCAGGCGCGGCTGGATCAAGTAGTGCCTCTTAGGCCTTGCGCTTCAGCGCATAGACATAAGCCCTGGAGATGCCGAGTTCCTTCGCGATGGTATCGGCCGTCTTCTTCGCCTTAGAGCCAGCGATCACCGACTTGCGCAGCTTGGCGACATCGGCCGTGCTGCGACGTGCGGCCTTCTTTGCGGCGGACTTCTTCGGAGCCTTGGTCGACTTGACGGCAATTGCCTTCTTCGTCTTCTGGCTCTTCGTGGGCGCCCGGCCTGCAGCCTTCTTTGCTTTCTTTGCCATGTGGCTCAAAGGGCCTTGAGCTGGTCGGCAGATTCCTTGCCGCTCTTGCGATCAGCAACGACCTCGAAGGATACGGCCTGGTTTTCGGCGAGCGAGCGCAGACCAGCGCGCTCGACGGCGCTGATGTGGACGAACACGTCCTTGCCGCCGTTATCCGGCGCAATGAAACCGTAGCCCTTTTGATCGTTGAACCACTTAACCTTGCCTGTAGCCAATGTCGTATCTCTCTTCTTGTCAGTTTCTCGCTATCGCTGCTTTGGCAGCGCGGCAGACCAAAGCAGCTAAGCTGCGCCAAAGTCAAATTGTTACGATCAGGGTACGGAGCAGGAGCGGCGGTTTATGCGACCTGCCCGAGAAGGACCGGAGTAGCGGTTGGCCTGCCCAGAACAACAGTGCCGCCCTCGTCCATGACCATTCGGGTAACAAGTTCGGCGATGCGGATCTCCGGGCAGGTTGAGAACTTCCCGGCGAGAACGGCAACGATCAGGCCAACAGTCACGCGCTTGCCGGGGGCCTGGCCCATGGCGACGACTACGAGGGTCCGGGCAGCGGTTTCGAGATCAACTTCCATGGGCACATCCAGAATCGATGAACGCCAACCTGATCACAGGTTGAGTGTTCCTGGCTTTGATTTGGATCAGATTGCAGGGGGCGAGACATGAGCTGGACCGCCTCTGAACTGGACGCCCTGCGAAAAGCATATGCCAGCGGCACGCTGCGGGTCAGTTTTGAAGGCCGCAGCGTCGAATATGGCTCTGCCGTCGATCTCCTGAGCCGCATCCGGACCATCGAGGCAGAGAGGCAGACCCGGTCTGGCGCCAAGCCTCCGCGCCGCAGCCTCGCGTCCTTCGGCAGGGGATAGAATGAACTGGCTCGACCGTACCATCGGGGCTGTGGCGCCTGCCGTCGCCCTGAGGCGTTTTCGCCAGCGGCAGGCGCTGCAGTTGGTGCAACGAGCTTACGAAGGCGCCAAGGTAGGGCGTCGTACCGATGCTTGGGTGACAGCCGGCACCGGCGCCAATTCCGAGATCGCCCCCGCCAGTGCGAGGCTGCGGGATCGTTCGCGCGACCTCGTGCGCAACAACCCTTACGCGGCCAAGGCTGTGAACGCGCTGGTCAGCAATCTGGTTGGCACCGGCATCGTGCCCCGCGCACGTGCCAAGCGCACTGCCGCAGCGAAGGCGGCTGATCAGTTGTGGCTGCAGTTCGCCGCAAGCTGTGACGCCGAGGGATTGACAGATTTCGGGGGTCTGCAGGCGCTGATCGTGCGCAGCCTCGTCGAAAGCGGGGAGGTTCTGGTCAGGTTCCGCGAGCGCCGCGTCGAGGACGGCCTCGCCGTTCCGCTGCAACTTCAGCTTCTGGAGCCTGATCACCTCGACTCGTCGAAGACGGAGGAGCTCTCCAACGGCGGCTACATCCTGCAGGGAATCGAATTCGATGCACTGGGGCGGCGGCGGGCCTACTGGCTGTTTCCCAGCCATCCCGGCGAGAACCGAGGTCGTTCACTTGTGTCGCGTCCTGTCCCCGCCAGACAGGTGCTGCATCTCTTCGAGCGGCTGAGGCCGGGGCAGGTGAGGGGTGTCTCATGGTTTGCACCCGTGATCCTCAAGCTGCGGGATCTCGACGACTATGACGATGCGGAGCTGATGCGGAAGAAGATTGAGGCCTGCTTCGCGGCCTTCGTCACCGGTGCCCAGGACGAGGAAACACTCGGCAAACCGTCTACCGGAATGTCAGGTGACCGCGTCGAGAGCTTCGAACCCGGGATGATCGAATATCTCGAACCCGGCAAGGACGTGAAGTTCGCTTCACCCTCCGCCAACAGCGACTATGCCGACTACATGCGCATGCAGCTCCATGCAGTGGCCGCCGGCGTGGGTCTGACCTACGAGCTTCTGACCGGCGACCTGAGCCAGGTGAACTACTCCTCGATTCGGGCGGGACTAATCGAATTCCGCCGGAGGATGGAGGCGCTGCAGTGGCAGCTGATCGTTCCGGGTCTCTGCCAGCCGGTGTGGTCGCGCTTCGTGGAACTGGCGCAGGCAGCAGGCAAACTGCCCGAGGGTGACATTACATCGGAATGGACGGCACCCCGCTTCGAGGCCGTCGATCCGCTGAAGGACATCCAGGCTGACATCCTCGCGGTCCGCGCCGGTGTCATGACTCTGAAGGAGGCGATCGCGCGCCAGGGCTATGACCCCGCCCAGGTACTGGCCGAGATCGCCGCCACCAATGCCGAACTCGATGCCGCGGGGATCACCCTCGACACCGATCCGCGGCGCTCGACCAAGACCGGGCAGGAGAAGGCGACGCCCTCCGACCCTCAGGATCCCAACATCCAAAACTGACAAGGAGGGTTCGAATGACCCACCAGGATCCGCCGCAGAACATTGCAGCGGCAGCGGACAGCTGCGAGCTTCCGCTCCAGACCCGCATGGACGTGCGGCTCATGCCGGACACCGCCATGGCCGAGACCCGAACCATCGAGGTCGTCTGGTCAACCGGGGCATCAGTGAGGCGTCGCGACCCATGGTCGGGGCGATCCTACGAGGAAGTGCTCTCCCTTGACCCATCTCATGTCGACCTCACGCGTCTCAATGGCGGGGCGCCACTCCTCAACACCCACGGCGCCTTCGACCTCGAAGACGTCATCGGTGTTGTCGAGCGCGCCTGGATCGCCCGGGAAGCGGGATCTTACGTCGGGCGCGCCACGGTGCGCTTTAGCGACCGGGCCGATGTCGAGCCGATCTGGCAGGACGTGAAGGGCGGCATCATCCGCAATGTCTCGGTCGGCTACGCCGTCCGCGCCTACGAGATCCGGGAAGAAGAGGGCACGATCCCGGTTTGGACCGCTGTCGACTGGCAGCCACTCGAGCTCTCGGCCGTCCCTGTTGGTGCAGACGGCGCCGCGGGCTTCCGGTCCCAGCCAACCCCCACGACGTGCCGCCTGCTGCGTCAGGCACCCCCCTCCAATCCAACGGACAAGGATATCCCCATGACTGATGTGACCCCGACCCCTGTCGATGCCGAGCGTAGCGAGCCGATCGTTGAGCCTGTTCCGGCACCCATCGTACCCGAACCCGCCGTACGCGAGGTGGTGCAGCCTGCCGCCGAGCCGGTCGCCCGCGCCTTGCCGCAGGAACCTGCCATCAAGCCCGACCAGATCCTCGCCCAGGAGCGCTCGCGCATCTCCGGGATCTACGAGGCGGCCCGAAAGCTTCATGTCGACCAGAAGCTGGCAGATGACCTCGTGAAGCGCGGCACTTCGCTCAGCGAAGCCCGTGGTCTGCTCATCGATGCCGCCGCCCTGGCCGATGCCGCCGTCGAAACCCGCCCGCATGTGCGTGCCGGGGAACTCGATGCCACCGAGACCCGCAGGTCTGCCGTTGAGACCGCTCTTCTCCATCGCTTCGAGCCGGGCAAGTTCCGCCTCACCGATGCGGCGCGCGAATGGCGGGGCTTGAGCCTCATCGAAATGGCCCGGAGCTTTCTGGAGGCCGAGGGCACCCGCGTGAAGGGCATGGGCCGCGACGAGATCGCCACCCGTGCTCTCCATACGGGTTCCGACTTCCCGCAGATCCTGGCTGGCGTCACCAACCGCACGCTTCGTGATGCTTATGAGGCGGCTCCTCGCACCTACCAGGCCATTGCCCGACGCGCGACAGTTGCCGACTTCAAGTCGGTGCAGCGCCTGCAGCTCGGTGAGGCCCCGCAGCTGGAGAAGGTCAACGAGGCCGGCGAGTTCAAGCGCGGTAGCATCGGCGAGGCCAAGGAAACCTACCGCGTCGAGACCTATGGCAAGGTGGTGGGGATTACCCGCCAGGTGCTGATCAACGATGACCTCGACGCGTTCACCCGCGTGCCCTCGCTCTTTGGAACGGCAGCGGCGACGCTCGAGTCGGATGTCGTGTGGAGCATCTTCACCGCGAACCTCGCCATGGCCGACGGCAAGACCCTGTTCCATGCCGGCCACAGCAATCTGGCCGGAACCGGAACGGTACTTGATGTCGCGAACCTCGCCAAGGCGCGCGCCGCCATGTCGAAGCAGACCGGCCTCGATGGCAAGACGGTCCTCAACATCCGTCCGTCTTTCCTGGTGGTGCCGACCTCACTCGAACTCGCGGCCGAGCAGCTCCTGGCCCAGAACATCGTGCCCACCAGGGTGGGCGATGTGGTGCCGGCGACCATCCGGAGTCTCGCTGTCGTCTCGGAGCCCCGCCTCGATCCGGCGTCGGGTGCGGTGCCCTGGTACCTTGTGGCGAGCCCCGCTGTCATCGACACCATCGAGTACGCCTTCCTCGAGGGCCAGGACGGCGTCTTCATCGAGACCCGCATGGGCTTCGACGTCGATGGTGTGGAGATCAAGGCGCGCCTCGACTTCGGCGCCAAGGCGATCGACTGGCGAGGCCTCTACAAGAACCCTGGCGTGGCGCTCTCGTAAGCGCCGTTCCCTCCAGGATGTCAGCTTAGGGCGGTCGGCGTGCCGCCTCTTTCTTTGAAAGGATCATTCTCATGAAGAACTTCATCCAGCCTGGCAATACCATCACCCTTGCCGCTCCCGCGGCCGTGACCTCAGGGGCCGGCCTACTTGTGGGCGCCATCTTCGGCATTGCCGCCCATGACGCGGCCTCCGGCGATCCACTCGAGATCGTCACAACCGGCGTGTTCGATCTGAACAAGATCGGCTCGCAGGCGTGGGGCGTGGGCGACAAGGTCTACTGGGATAACACCAACAAGCTCGTCACAAAGATCGCCACTGACAATACGCTGATCGGCGTAGCTCTTGGCGCCGTAGGCAGTGGTGCGGATGAACTCACGGGTCGCGTCAGACTCAATGGGAGCTTCTAGTTTCCGAAAGAGCGCGCATCTACTCTGTGCTGTCAGACAGATGCTTCTAACCCGATCCAACCGCGCGGAGCTTGTATCTCCCCGAACCCGGCGGTCCGATCTCCCTGCCGCTGGCGGCATGCAGCGCAACGACAACGAGGGACAACTGCAATCAGAGATATCAGGCGACTACCAGCTGGGGTCACGCCCCTCGCTCCCGGTATCGATATCGAGCGGTATCTTCTCAGCAGAAACCTTGCCAAGCATAACGTAGGTGTGTTCCTGAGCTACGCCATATGCGATCGACGCGTCAGCGAAGCCACGACCGCATGCCTTCAGGAGATAGCCAATGCCTCTGACGAGGCGCAATCCTGGAATGTAAAGACGGTGGCCGGGGAAGTTGTAGGTGTGGGCCTGAATGGTTGGGACAACAGTCATGGTGGTTTCTCCGTTTCATGGAACGCGGTGTGCCGCTCCTGGAGAAGAAGGCTAGCGGTGCGTCGTCAGACCGCTGCCCATTTCACCGTCAGGTAGCCGTCAATTGCGCGTCAATTCCTCTGGCTTCTTCCAAATCGTCTGGACATCGGTTTAGG